CACGGAGGGGAAAAATGAGATGGAACTACGCGATAGAATATCGTCGCAGAAAAAGCAAAAATTATCCGGATTGCATTGAGCTTTGTCGCGGGACGATGGAAGAGCTAGATGAGATATATGAAATTATCGAAGCGGGCCCTTCGTGGCAGACGGTAATAAAAATTGAGATCAAATTGATTGAGAAATCGAAACTTACAGTAGAAGGGTCGTTGGAGCTATGACTGACAAATACCCCAACATAAAGCGCCCGATTGAAACTGCGCCAGAGGATGAGAAGATATTACTTTGGTGGAATAACGGCACGGCTGTAGAGGCGACTATACAAAATGGGTTTTGGGTAAATCGACAAGGTAGTGTTGTCTTCGGCGCTCTATTTTGGTCACCAATGCCGCAAGAGCCGGAGCATTGTTGTGGGCAGTTTCACGCGCTGGTTGATATTAAAACAATTGTAACTGATCAAGGTCATTGGTTTCTTAAATTTAACGCCGAAAAATCAGCTCCTTGCATAACATTCTGCCCATTCTGCGGGGAGAAGCTGAAATGATTAAAATTTCCGATAAATCATGGGAAGACATTGAGCAGCTTGTTCTGCGCATGATTGCGACCCTATCTTACAAAAGGCCTATTCTTGAAAGAGATATTTTTGATCTTTTAAAGGTTTTTCGCCGTGAAAATATATCTCTCAACGCCGCCGGTGAGTTAGTTCAAGGCGAGGCAGATAATTGGCTGCCGATTGATATGGCACGAAAAACATTTGAGCCGACGCTGTTATATGACCCGATCAATGGTATTTCGATCGGATGTTGGTGGAGTGATCGTGACGGCTTTGAGGATGATGGTGGGCTCGGTATTTCCCCAACCCATTGGATGCCATTACCGGAGGCGCCGAAATGAAAGCGCCCCATGGCGGACCGGCATTCCCGGTGATCTATCCAGACAATAGCGGCAAGCACTTTGCTACATGGACCGGTATGAATTTGCGCGATTGGTTTGCTGGCCAGGCGCTGGCCGGGCATTTAGCAAGGGCGTCTATAGGTTTTAGATCTGAAGAAACCGTTGCGAAAGATATGTATAAAATAGCTGACGCAATGTTAGCGGCGCGAGGAAATGATGACCACAGCTGAATTACGCTTAGCGATTAAACAGCTGAATATGACACGAGATAAGTTCGCCTTGGCCGTGGGGCGTAACCCGCGCACTATTAAGCGGTACTTGTCGGGCGCCATCGAGATACCGGCTTGGATGGAACATGCGGTGAGGGGGATGTTGGCGAATTAAATCTTTTTGCGACTAGCCTTTTTCGCCGCATAAGCAGCCCTGGACTTGGCGCGCTTCTTATCCATTATCTTGTGATATGGGCCGGTGATTTTAAATTCATACTCGGGATAATTATCTTCAAATAGTTTTTTCTTAATCACGAAATCTGCCGTTGCCATACCCTTCCAGTCTTCGGCCACCAACTTCCCGCCCTCCACGTAGGTCCAATCTGGTATTATCTTGCATATCTTATTTCCCCCACGGCCATAAAGCTGAAATGTTACCTGACGTTTAAGATCTGATATCTCCCCGCCCTCAACCATTTTCTCTAAAACTTTGTGGCGGCCCGCCTGCCCTTTACTATCCTCTTTAAGTCCGTCAGCTGTAGTATGCTGGCAGTTGCCGTACTTATTGCGAGGCTTAGTCTGGGTCTTTTTGCGAGCGCGCCGCCACGTCATTATTTAGAACTCCACATCGTCATCAGTGATTGATGTTTGTGGCGGTTGTTTGGCCGGATTAGATTGAACTACGGGCACGCTAACGGTGCCGCTTCCGCCAAGATCTTCGGGGCGCTTGACCCACGATTTGATCTCAAACTTAGGCTTGTAATTTGTGCTTGCCCTGGCGCCGGAACCGCTCTTAATCTGTTCCGTCCCCGTCATCGCAACGACCGGCAACATGCCCTGCTTTGATTCAGCGGCTGCTTCATAAGAGTTATGAAGCTCCTCAAAAGAAGCGATCACGCAATTAGCTGCTGACCCCATTTCGCGAATATCTCCGCCGGCCGCCTTAGATAGCTTCACATTTATACGGAAGGCTTGCTTATGATGTTCACTCGGACGCGCGGGTTTAGGCTGGCCAATTTTCACCATATGCCAATCAGGGGCGGCATTCGGCTCAAATAAAACCCAGCCAACTTCGATGTTGGCCATGTCAAAAATTGCAGTAAACCCTTGGGTGATTTCAGTGCTAGTAGCTTCCGACCCCTGAACGCGATCGATTCGGTGCATCCGGCCAGCGCGCGCGTCATACTTAATGATTTGCGGAAAGTCGCCGCCGCTGTTGATGTTTAATCCGAGACCCATAATCATTCTCCATTTTCACGACCGGGTAAAGTTTACCCGCGTCACCATTTCACTTGATTCAGCCTCTTTTAACATTGCCTCATATTGCTCGCGGCTGACGGGATGAGCACAGCAATTCACCCAAACTTCAAATGCCGGTATAACCTGTTTATTCACCAGAGCCAACCACTCATCTTGCTCTTCGCCAGTCCTGCGATTGATGTTGGTGTTCCTGATGATCTCAACCGCAGTCCAGCGCTTGTAGTTCTCATCGAAGAATTCGAATAAGTTACCGTCCTCAAGATCTTCTCTGCGGGGCTCCATCCAAAATGTCTTAAGCCCTATCTTCTTAAGCGCGTTCATGCTTGGACGCTTAACCTCAGTCATTGTAAGTTAACCTTAGAATAATGGTGAAAAAATTCACAACAATAATAGCTATGAGAATATAATCAGTCACTGCATGCTCTTTCGCACGGCCGTATTAAGATTAGACCTGACACAATAAATAGGCACCTCACCGTGTCCGTGCAACTCCTCAATGCGCGTCTGAATATGTACGCCACGCTTAGCCCAATACCTCCGAAGTTTCATGGCCAAGATGGCGGCACCCTCTACGCTTGACCAATCTGTTTTTATCATCGCGGCCACTCCAACTTAATTGGACTTTCCCCGTACACTTCTTCAAATGATTCATCAACTTCGACGGCATTTAATAACTCTAGATCGCGCATCGCCAATCTTTTAAGGCGAGGATAATTATCTACATTCGCGACAAGCCTTAAGTTCTCGAGGGCAGTATTGCGCGCAATGCCGTCCTTTAATTTGCGGACACGCTTGGCGTTTTGCCAGTAGAATAGGGCCGCAGCTGGGTAGCTCATAGCAACTCCATTGCTTGTTGGATGAAAAATACGGCGGCGAGAAAGAAGAAGCCCGTAACGGCGATGGCAAAAGTTGCCAGCATTATCACTGTAACGCCAAGAGCAGCGACTTCTATGAGAGGGCCGAACTTGCCGCGAGTTGGGATGCCGCCGCTCATTTGGCACCATCGTTAATCGACCACGCCATAACATCTGACCAGCTCGCCAACAACAACCCGCCAGATAGGCCAATAATCATGCACCCCACAAAAAAGGCGACTAATATCTGAATGAGTTTCATTTGCTGTGCCTCCACTTTGCTGCAAGAGCAAGAGCCCACAATACATCACCATCGTTAATATCACCCAGCCACGCAAGATCGTACCAATAACGCGCGGGGATATTATCCCGGTCTCGCCAGCTCATGACTGCTGTTTTCGGCTTATCCAGATGACTGGCGACCTCGTCTACGCCAATAAGGTCGATGATCTGGCGGTGTGATTTAGATTCAAAATTTTCCATGGCTAGATACTCTCATAATATTTTTCTAACTGCAATACTAATTTTTGCAATTTTGCCGTTGACAGATAAGATTTGTGAGATTACGTTTTGCTTGTCAACGAACAACGGGAGATTAAAATGACGAATCAAGATCTGCTTATCGAAATTGAGGCGTGCTTAACTGAGTGCTACCGTGAATTGTTACCGGTATATGAGGCGGCTGAAGAGGGTCGCGGTGATGATAAGGCGTTGTCGGCTTTATCATATTTAGCCAAGGCTATTTGGGAAGCCCAAGCCCAACTTGGTAAGCCACATAGTGTCTTGGCCAAGCCTTCTTTCGTCTGGCACGGCACGGCGCGCACGCCATCGCTAAGTCATGACTATGATATGAATAAAATCTCAAGCATATACAAAAAGCACTGGAAAATATTTGTCCCTCTTTTCCATAAAGTTACCGATGACTTGGCGGATGGGGTTATAGATTGTTTTGATAAAGCGACGGATGAAATGTGGGATGCCTGTGATCTTGCTGAGTGCGGCATTGACGGGCGCGAATATCCAATCGCCCAACGCATGGGAACTTACTAATGATTAGTTATTTCGTCCGGCCAATAACTTACGTTGGGTCAGCAGCTGAAAGCACATATAACTGCACGCCAGATATGTTGTATGAAAAGCGTGATGTTGTTATGCGCGATGCCGATGAATTAGACGGGTGGGCTCGACAGTTTCGTGAGCGGCTGGCGTCTCAACTTATTAGGAGGGCTGCCCAATGATCACAACTTGTAGGACGTTTCTGATTGGATTGATAGCGGCTTTTGTGGTTATTGCAACGCTTGGGCTGTTGATGTTGGTGAAGATTTTGAATTATGAATTGGGGCATCCGCGAGCATTTATGTTTGAGAGCATTTATGTTTGAGAGCTGGGTGCTCGTTCACCACCGGCATGACGACCCGCGTCGACGTTACTCCCGCTGGACACGTTACGAGCTAGACCATTGGCGCAGGCTATCAACCTTAGACCTACAATCTCTGTAGGCCAACACTAAATCGGAAATATAATCACGAACATCAGCGCGGGTAGATCCCTTAACTGGAGGTTCTGGCTCATCTTGGCAATTGAGCAATTCAGCGGGCGGTCGCAGAAACGTGACCTCACGCTTAATCACTACCTCTGGACTGGCGCAAGCGGTCAAAGAAATCAACATCGTACTGGCTGATAATATCGTTAGCATCCGGTGCACGGCGCTGCTCCTTCTTGATGACGCTGATAACTGCCGACCGCTTCTTCGCTGCCTCTATTTCTTTGGCAGCCAAGGCAGCGTCAGCTAGTGCCTGTTGGCGAAGTTGCTCGATGAACTTCTCATTATCTTTGTTGACCTGCACGGCCTGATCAAGCGCGTGTTCCGCCTGATCAGCGCGCAAGTCGGCCGACTCAGATCGGAGATAAAATATGTATGCGGCGACACCCGCCCCGGCCACAAGAAGCCAGGGCGCTAGCCTCCATGCTAGCTGGATTGTTAGCCACGCAGGCATTAGATTAGAACCCCGATACCCAGCCCAATTAGAGCGGTGACAATAGACAGGGCGCAGCCAAACATGGCGGTTACTTTAAACGCCCGTTGTGGCCAGACACGCGTCCATTCAACACCGATGTCTTTTAGGTGATGAAAGTCACTATTCTTTTTATATGCTGACCATGCCGCTAGCAGTTCAGGCGCCGCATCGTTAAAGCCAAGGCGATTTTTCCAGTAGCTTTCCTTGTCTTTTGGCATGCCAAAGAGAAGATAGCTAAAAGCTGACCATGCGCAAGCGAAGTATGATTTCGTTGCTGTCCACAACATCAAATCACCCACGCGATTAAAGCCATTACAATTCCGAATGCCGCCACTACGGCCAAGATTGGCAGGGTCTGATTCATTTAAAAACTCCCATACAATTGCAGCCATTAGCACAATGCCAATGGGCGCCAAAAGAAGTGTTAGCCACAAGCGCTTCACTCACTAAATTCTCCCAAGCAGATTCGTCTTTCTATGGCCCGGCGCTTGACCAGGCCGCGAGATACTTTGCCGTTTACCTTGATCCAGCGGTCCATTTCATAACACCAATTTGGGTCACCGCCATTGAGGCGCCTGAGTAGGGTTGACTTACTAAAGGCGCCCGTACCTACGTTGTAAATAAAGCTGATGAGGGCTGCCCGCTGGTATGAATTAATTGGCGCAACCACAAATCTATCTATGGCTGCATTCGCGATATTAAGTTGGCGCCGCAAACGTGCGTCACATTCTTGTGGTGTCGCCACATCACCGAGTCGAACATTGTAGGTATCCCCGTCGCAAATAGTTGGCACGCCGCCCTCATCGAGGTATGCCTCAAGCTCACGCCCCTCAAACGCGGGCACAATATAAGCCGCCAGCCCAATGGCGCCGCCAACTGCAAGTGCTGCAATGCGCTTCTTCGTAATCACGGGTGCGGTCCAGACATCGAAAGCTTATCGTAGAGCCAGGCGATTGCCACACCTATGGCCGATAAGAAGCCGGCTATCTTGAGGACCGCCCATACAGCGCCGCGTCCCCACTGTGCGTAGGCAATAATCTGATCGGCCTTTGCAGACAGAGCGGCAACATTAACTTCTAACCTATCTACCTTTTCGTCCTGCCCCTCAGCAATAGTTTCAAGGCGAGCGACGCGCTCGTTTAACCCGGTCATTTGACTTCGCCTCCGATAGCGGCGTAACCGGCCATATCAACAAAGTGATCATCAGCGGCATTACCTGTTTTCATCCTGGCGGCCTTAAGGAGGGCCATCATAATAGCTGCATCGCGCGGGCTTATTTCATGCCCAAGATAAACGCTCCACAACCCGGCAATCATCTTCATGTTTGTGGTGATGTCGCCGTGGGTCTTGGCTCTATCGCCGCCGATAATCTCGGCAGCTAGCGTCAATGTTTCTGTTGCCTTCATTTAAACAAGTTCCCTGATTTCTTTAATGCAGCCGCGAGGAATGCATATCTCCCCGCCGAGATCATCAACGCAATCGTGTGAGAAGAGCACGATGTCTTCCGGCGTCTCTCGGTAAATCCACCCGACTGATTGGGCCAGGACCGGCTGCAAGTTATCGAGGTCTGTGGCGCTAACCCATCGCCCGCTTGAGCCAACGGAACATGCATCTAGCCAGATGACTAATACAAGGCGCCGATCGGTCATGATTGCGGCTCAAACAAAGCGTGCTTAAATGTTTCTACAAGCAACAACGCCTCCGGGACGCTATCATTTGACGTGGCAATATAAACGTCATCGCCCGGCGTATAACCCAAAACGACAACATACTTGAGCCCGGCATTCTTAGCCGCCTCAAGGACGTCATTCGGCGGAGTCTCTGGCATGAGTTCAATAGATCTTCCCGGGAATAGAACAACATTGTCCGTCATGCTTGTAAGCTCCTTAGAAGTTCAATGCCGCAGGTGGCGCGGCTAACCTCGCCGAACTCACTGTGATAAGTAATCAGCTTCATGTCGCGGCCAGAAAGGTATCCGGCACCAACCGCATAAGCGTCGCCCGGAGCAAGTGTTCTGAATTGCTCTACCTTGCCGCCGTTGAATTCTTGCACGCGATCTTGATGATGGTGGCCGCGCATGAAGACGCGGTGCTTAGTCTCGCCCCACCACTCTGGCTTCTCTGTCGCCATGATCCCCATCAATTGGGGGTCTTTGGTTGTATCGCCGTGGGTGACGCCGATCATAACCTTGCCGTGCTTGAGATACTGACGACGGGATGGTGCGTTGTGGATGATGACCCGAGGGTCGTCTTTGAATGCCAACTCAGTGGCGATGCCGAGAGTCACGCTTAAGAAGTCGTCGTGGTTTCCGGGAACGATAACTATCTCAACTTGTTCGTGTCTTTGAAGGGCGGAGTGGATGCATTGGATGACGGCAGAGACTCCGACCTGAACCATCTTCTGAGGGCGATTATCAACGTCAAGATGATGGCCGGATCGTTCCGTAACGCCGCGCATATTATCAGCGTGAAAGAAGTCGCCAAGGTTTACAAAAACACAACGCGGGGCCGGAGGCGCGAGGGATACGAGATGATCAACCGCGCTACATAAATCTCTTTTGGCAATCTTAAGATCAAAGTTATTTCCGACCTCAGCTTGCCAGCAATGGAGTCCAAAGTGTGGGTCTCCCCACGGGATTACATTCATCAAGTTTTTGTTGAATTCTAATGCCGGTCTCTTACTTGGCTTGCGAATGGTAACTTCTTCGCACATCTCTCGAATAACAGCTTTGATTAATTCGTGCTGTTGTTCTTCGTCCGGCGTGACGCTCAACCACTGCGCGGGTTGATCATCTGTCTTCTGAAAATAGATAGATGTCTTCTTAAGCTTCAGGCCATATGGAACCGTGCGCGTCATGCCATGGTCTGGGGCGTACCCGGCTAGCGCCGCCTTTTTCATGACGCTCTTGCGTGCTTGCCCGATACAGCTGTGATGAACGCCGTGCTGCTTTGCGGCGGCGTTGTCGCTACCTAAGCGCGCGGCAGTTTCAAGAATCTCCCACTGCCGGTCGGTAGCGTAGGGTCGTAATTTGGGGTCCACGATCAGGCGCCCGAATCGCCGCCGATGAGGTCAAGAACCGCCTTCATTGGCGGTGTCAATTTATACTGACCACAATTCGATTTATCAAAGATAATGACGATGGCGTTGTCGCCCCTGTCAATCCAAAAAACTATATAAGTAAATCCGGTTAAATCTTTTTTCTTAGTCACAAGACTATTCAGATAAACGCCAAGGGCATCAGCATCGCCACCGGATACCTTGCGATAATGTACGCCATCAGCGGCGTAAGTCTGGATGATTTCATCTTTGGAGTAGCAGAGGTTTTGTGCCTTGCCGAGGGCGGCGCAAATAACAACGAACAAGCTCACGAGAAATATCGTGGCCAGAAATCTATTCATGATCATACCCTCCGATTAATTCAACCGTAGAGTGGGCGCCGATTGGTTAACTTTTTAAGTCAGAGTTAACCAATCATTAACACCAAATCATGAAGAAGCGTCCACACCGCCGATAGTACTACTATTCCCATAGGAATGATAGTGAATATATCTAGTGCCCGTTACGGCTCGACAACATCAATTGTTAGTGTGGTCTTGGCGGCACCACCAAATAGCCTGACAGATGAGGTTCCGTTCATGCGCATGGTGGAGGCCGAGGCGCCGACGCGCACGCTGTAGGTATACACGCCGGCGGCGCCGGGCTGCTCCTCGAATTCGGCGTAAATGGACGAATAATAAAGAACGCCAAAGGGTCGCATGCCAGCCGTTACCTGGACGCACGTCGTGCCCCGAAACAGCGCTATAATCGGGACATCATTGCCGAGCGGCGCGCAGATTCCGCCAACCCTCAGCCGCACCCGCTGTGTTGCGGTTGTAGTTGTAACGGGGATGGATAGGATCTGAGTGCCCTCAGTCGAGGTGGGGATCGTGTCATCAAGCGGGATGATTGTGGCTAAGTCCGCATTTGTGGCGTACTCAGCATAGTACCGACCCACGAATACAGGCGCCGTGACAGTTGGCGCAATAAGCGCCTGACCATTGGCGCGGATGCCGCCAACAACGCGCATGCGGGTGCCGCCGTTTTCCCAGCGGAAGCGCAAAATATCGCCAGCGACTACCTGATAATTATTCGCATTTGGAGGAATGAAGTTGGCTGAAGCCGTTAGCAACGGGGTGCCGGTAAACCGCAGCTCAACTTCCATGCCGTCTTTTTCACCGGTCCAAAGCGATGATATGCCGGTGTTGCCGGTGACAAAATGATACCCGCCAAGGTTGGCGTCGGCGGGCTTAGCCAAGTTAGCGGCGGCTACAATGTCAGAGCCTTGCTGCCAGAAGCTAGCCAAGCTGTCTGGCGTTGCCGCCTCCGAAGCCGCGAGGCCCGCGCGGGTGGTCGAGATGGATGAATAAACGGCGGCGCCGCCGGGGATATTTTTATTCTCGATGCCAGTTCCTGCCCCATTCCAGCCGAGAATGGTGTCGGGATCGGGGGACGGCAGCACAAGATCAGTAATCGGCGAAGTCACAGATACCTTGAGAGCGCGGTCGGTGGCGGCCGATGCTTCCTGCACAATGGCCGTGATGCGGTCTAGGGCCCGCTCATGGGTGGCGGCGGGGAACGGATCGTTCTCCGTATAATCTGCTAGCTGGGTGCGAGCCGTCATCCGGGCGATGGTGATGGTGGTCCCGACCGGAGGCGGTACCACGGCAGTTACCGTGCCGGTGTTGCCGTTGCCGCCCGCCACTGTGTAATCGGTCGTCAACGTTAGGACCGTCTCGACATCCGTCGCGATGACCAGGGATATTACCTGGATTTCAGTGTTCGTGAAAAACACATAAGGTACGGCAAATATGGTGGTTACGCCATCACCATTGTATGAGATGTCGCTGATGGTAGTCGAAATAGTCATGGCGTTCTCCTATAGGATAGGCGCCATTATATAGGTTTTTGTTGCTAGCAGAAAGGTATAATTTGCTAGTACCTGGCGGCGTACTGAGTGGGCTTAAGAAGAAATTCCTGGTCCTGGTTCTTCTTTAGGCGCCCCTCCATTCGACTGAGATATCCTGGATTTAGCCATTCCTGGACACTGTAAATAAACATATAATCCACGAGCGCTTTGGTGTAAAAGTTATTAAGAAAAGGCGTATTGGAGGTTGCCATTCTAAGGGATTCCGCCGCTGTGTCGGCATCCGGGTTGCCAGATCTAATGCCATTCCATATCGAGGCAATGCTATCTATCTGGCCAAAGGTAGGGCCGGCAAGACTCGCCAACAGAGATTGCCCGTGCCTGGAATAATCGCCAAAAACAAAGTCTCCATAAAAAGATCCGCCCCCACCCTTAATAAAAGCTGCGAGCCATGTCCTTGAGTCTGTGGCGCTGCGCGGCTCTCGACCCTTTAATAGGTCATTAATAACCATTGAGCCGTACCCGAGCACGGTCGAGGCGACCATGAACTCGGCCATCCCCATTACGGCGCTCATCTTCCCCTGGCCCCCTTTCAGCTCACGGCCCCATGTCTTCTCAATTGTTGCGATAGGGAAAGCCTTGAACTGATAGAATAGCCTGTTCATGGTCCCCATCACAGTGCCCGATTGAGTACCCCTCCGCATAATCATTTGCGTCCGCTCACCTGGCTCAATGATGGCGTATGTGCCGCGATCGTAGTAAAGAGACTGCAATTTAAGAGAGAGGTCGTTCTGGTATTTTTTAATCTTTGCCGGAGATGGATCTTTACCGGTGGCAAGAAGGTGATCGTAGATCTTTGCCTTATCAATCTGAAGAGCCAGATTCGGCGTCAGATACTTGCGACCATTAGCCTGCGTCCAATCAACAGAACGGAGTAGCTCCCAATCTTCCGACGCAATGTTAAATAGCTTAAGAACCCGCTTAGACTCTTTCTGAATGTTGTCGTAGGATTTGCCGTGCTGAATTCCAAACTTGCGCGCCATCATGGCCTCGGCGTCCTGCCGCTGGTTAACTGTCATTCCGGTTTGCAGCGTCCACTTAAAGAAGGCGTTCTCGACTTGAGACACAACCCCCGGCACTGAATCAGACCCCTCCAAGCGGGCCGATATTGTCCCCATCCTAGATTCCATTCCGGCCCTTAAGAGCTGCAGAACTTCTTTGTCGCCACGTAACATTTTTGGGCGATACGCCGGTAAGAAACTGGCATATCTCTCCAAAAGGTTAAACCCCTGATATCTGAGTTCCATGGCTTTGTGGGCGCCGTCTGTTAGAGAAGAGAAGGCCGCGAACCCAAGCTTTGCCAGGCGTTGCGCCGTCATCCAATAACTAACAATGTTGGCGCCGGTTCTATTTACTGGACGCAGAGCCTCGCCATCAATATACCCAAAAGCGGTCTCGAGCCACTTCACACGGTCATCTAGTTTTGATCTGATCTTGGGGTCATTGGCGTATTTATTCTGCAAAAACTCAATGTCGTTCTTAAGTGCTGCGCGTGGGTTGGTTCCCCAATCCTGCATCATAGCAATGTTGCGCGCCGAGCTTTCAAACGAGCTATATATCGTCTGCGTCGGGTTCATGCTACCAGCAGACTTGTTGTAAGCTCGCCAATCTGCGGCTGATTTAAAATGATATTCTCGGGCCGCTGATTGCTTTTTTGCAACAGACATACTTGGATGCGCAACATTATCGAGCACATCTTCAAACTTCATATGATCGCCATTGACGAATGAGCTGTAATCTCTGGCTAGAACCGCTCTAGCTCTGGAAACATCACCAAACGTTCTATCAATGTCTATGTGTTGTGTTACGAGATCGATCCATGCATCCTTGCCCATCTCACGGATTTTGTCGGAATCGTGCGTGGAACGCGCAATGTAGCCATTATAATCTCTAATCCAGGCGCCCTCATTGTTCAGCCTGTTAATGGCATCCCTCTGATACTTGTGAACAATCTCTGCTATCTGCAACGCTTGTTTGTTGCCGCTCACGCCGGGCTTCCCGTCACGGCTATTCAGCTCGAATAGCTCGTCCGTCCATTCAGTCTCAATTGTGCGCTTACTAAATAACTTTCCAACGCCAATCTTGTCCATCTCTTGCATAGAGGCGGCAATAAGGTCGCGCTTTAAACTGTTAAACTTAGCGGCAGTGCTAAGGCGAGATCCAGCAAACGCGGCATTAACTCCAAATATCTTGGCCTCTAATCCAACCTCTGGTGAAGGCGCGTTTTCATAATAAGATCGACGCTCTAGTTTCTTTACCTCATTCTTGACTTCATTGATCTTTCTGATGCGCTGCGCCTCAGTGTATTGTTGAGCAACTTGCGTCGCCGCCTCCTTCATCTTCTGCGCGTCTGAAAGAACAGCATTCTTGCTAGCCTGCTTACGCTTCAGGATATTATCCAGAATAGATTTTAGATCGTCATCAGACAACTTCCCGCCCGCTGCCCTTTGGATCTCACTCAAACATTGCTCGTATGCCATTATGCACCGGCCCTCAAAAGACAATTAGCGGCAGGATCAATTACTTTAAGCTGCTCGTCCAACAAGCTATCTTCTTCTTTGAGTCTTTTCATAACCAAGTCACTTTCTTCATCAAGCTGATCTGCCATTAGGCGGCGATAATCTGCCTCTACCTCGGCGTACTTCTCGTCTAAAGCCTTAAGTGATTCTGCGGAATTTTTAGGAAGAGGCGGTGCATTGTTGACGGCGGCCTCAATTGCTGACTGTATCTCATCAACGGCAACCCTTGGACGCATATCAGTTCCAGGACTGCTGTCTCTAATTGCTAAATCACGGCCGTATGTGTTGGGGGATACTTTGGTTTTTGTGACGCTATATTCTTCATCTGGGAACTCTGCCTTGCGCTGAGAGTAATCTTCACTACTTAATTCAACTTTCGTTCCATCAGCCCTGCTTGCAACTGTAACGACTTCTACCGGCTCCCCCACAATATCCTTCATGGGGATCGCTTCATACTTCTTAATATTCAATCCCTCTATATCTCGAGCTTGAGTTATTAAGCGTCCCGTCTCTTTGTCTTTAATAACCCATTGCGGCTGATCTTTTCCGGCTATCTGGTCTAAGTTATTAGTAGCTGAGAAATCCTCCGCTGCGCGAGGAGTGATAAACAAATCATCCGGAATGTTGGCCGATACCATTTGTTCGCGGCCAAGCTGCGCCTCAATCATCTGAGGTATACGCGGCTCTCTCCCCTCAGTGAATGCTGATATCATCTCGGTTAGTAGGTTGGCTTTCGCTTGTGGCGGCAGCTGGTCAACTAGGCGAGTTACATCCGGCACCTTAGTGACCGTTCCATACGGCGTTGGCACTGACACCGCTTGAGGAGAACGGGCCGCCTGAGGAGAGATGGCTGCTTTGCTTGATCCGAGCCCCCCATTACTGTCAGGGGTAGTTGGCAATGGGGGCGTAACACTTGGCGCTGGTGCGCCATCTTTAGGAGGAGTGAATCCTCCGGCGCGAGTTAGAACATGTATGCCGCCGCCAACAGCAGCCCCAACCGCTACGTTAAGCAAGCTGTCTGTCATATCGTAATCAGCCTGCATTGCGCGCTGAGAACTGTATACAAGTGGCTCGATAACGGCCGCGCCAACCGCCCCCTCAACTGCACCAACACCAGCCCTGACGCCGGCCCGGCCGACTACAGTACCACCCTTAGCCAACATGGCTGCATATCTTGCCTCACCCACAACTGGTATAAACGCTGAGGCTATATTGAGGGGGTCGATTGCTGAAACAGCAATGGCTGTACCTATTTGTCCGGCAAC